GACATCCAAGGCTTTGTCGTTGCCAATGCCGCAAAGATCGGCAGGGAATCATGAGCAGCACCTACAACGACGTTCGCGCTGCCATCGAAGGGCGCATCGCAACTGAGCTGGCGGTAGCACCTGTATATCCGGTGAGCTATCAGAATGTACCATTCACGCCGCCTAACAACACGCCATGGGTGCAGGTGTTCATCCGCTTTGGCGATAATGCCTATGCAACGCTACGACCGATAGGTAGCGCTGGCTTCAACCGGCAGAACGGCACATTGGTGGTCAATGTCTTCACTCCCGTAGGCGTTGGGACTGCCGCTAACTTCACCATTGCAGAGCGGCTAAAGGACTTATTTGACCGCGTAAAGTTATCGAGCATTATCTTTGACGCCGCATCAGGCCCGGCGCAGGTAGCACCAGCAGCGCCTGAGGCGTATTATCAGACGCAACTTACGATTACCTTTGAAGCCTATTTAGACTGACACAGCCACTACCGTTCACAAAATGGCCGTCACTGTCCTGTCCGGTACGTCCGGCGCTCTCTACTACAAGCCCGCCGGCACCACCGGCACCTTCGGTGAAGCTGGCGTCAATGTCAGCACTGATGTCATCACCGTTGAGCCATACCTGAATTTCAAAGCTGGCGACCCGGTGAAGTTCCGCGTGATCAACAGCCAGACCGGCGGCTCTGGTACTGGCACGCTGCCCGCACCGATTGATGCAGCTACCACTTACTTCGTGTTGACCTATACGGCAGCGACTGGTGCGTTGACCGTTTCAGGCACGCTCGGCGGCACCATCCTCGCCATCACCGACGATGGCACTGCCGTAGCGCCCAACGAGTTTGAGGTTTACTACGCAGCATTTGCCTCGGTTGGACAAGTGCAGTCATGGTCATTTGAAATCAGCCGCGCTGAAATCGACGTGACCACCATCGGCCAAGCTGCTGGCCAGTATGCACCTTTCCGCGCTTACATCCCCGGCTTTGCTGATGGCACCGGCACCGCTACCGTCTACGTCACCAACGAAGACGCAGCGCTGTCGAACCGGATGGTCGAGGACGTGCTGCAGCGCCAGCAAGTTGGTTGCGGCTTCAAGCTGTACACCGACCTGCAGGCAACCGAGGCCCTTAGCCGCAGCATCGCCATGGATGCTGTACTGCTGAGCGCCAGCCTGAACATCAACCCAGACGATGCTCAGCAGGTGGAAATCACCTTCCGCCCGAGCGGTGCTCCTACGTTTGACTTCAGCACCAGCGCCTGATAAACCATTACATACGCCCTCGGCTTGCGCTGGGGGCTTTTTTATGCTTAAAGTAATAGCGAATCACTGATATTCATGGCAACCACGTCTGCGCTGTCACGCCTCAAGAAAGCAGCTAATCTGACGCCCGTTAAGCGTACGGTGAAGTTAAACGACGGCAGCGAGTTCGAGTTTTACTCAGCGCCGCTTACGATGTCCGAACGCGAGCGGGCGCAAAAGATGCCTGGCGGCGATGACCCCAATGGGTTTGCATTGAACCTGCTGGTCACCAAAGCAGTAGATGATGCAGGGCAGCGATTGTTTGCTGCTGGCGAGATCGCTGAGCTGAAGAACGAGGTAATGGACGCCGACCTGCAGGCATTGATGCTGGCGATCATCACCAACCCCGAGGAGGAAGAGGTTGACATGAAAAGCACTCAAGCGGGAGCTAAGTAAAGACAACCTGCTACTGCTGCAACTTGGTATTGCGAAAGAGCTTGGCTACTCATTGGCCAAGCTCAACCAAGAGGTAACACTAGAAGAGTTGCTGGTATGGTCAGCTTATTTTGAGCTGCAGAACGAAGAGCAGGAACGTAGAATGAAGCGAAGACGGTAGGTCGGCTGTGTCGGTTGTCGCAAACGTTGCTATTAACGTTGACAGCCGTAATGCGGTCAGCAAGCTGCGGCAGGTTAATGACGCCGGCAGCAAACTTGAGCAAACATTCAAAGGCGTAGACGGCAAGCTGCGTGACGCAAACGGCAGGTTTATTAAACTTGGCGATTCGGCGCAGGCCTCTACTAGTAAGATCAATGTTCTCGCCCGCGCATTATCAAATCTAGGAACCGGCCTAGCGGTTGCAGATGTTGCAAGAAGGTATTTTAAAGGATTCAACGAAGCGGAAAAAGCTGCAGCGGCAGTCCGCACACTTGGGGTAGACAGCAAAGCATTAGAAGGCAATCTTTTAGGCTTAAGCCAAAAACTAGGAGGTCTTTATTCGCAAACTCAGTTGCTAACAGCAGCCTATGATGTAGCTTCGTCTGGATTCGCCAATGCAGCGGATAACACAAAAGTCTTAGAAGCTGCAGCCAAAGGCGCAACAGGCGGGCTATCAGACATTAACACCGTTGGCAATGCTGTAACCAGCGTTCTTAACGCTTACGGCAAGTCGGCGGATGATGCTGCATCGCTGGTAGATGGGTTTATACAAACTCAAAACGACGGCAAAATTATATTAAATGAATATGCAGGGCTTATAGGCCGACTTGCTCCTACTGCTAAGGCTGCAGGTGTTGGCATCAATGAAATGAATGCCGCCATAGCCACAATAACCGCGCAGGGCGTACCGGTTGAAGCAACATTTACCGGATTAAATCAAGCGTTGGTTTCAATTTTAAAACCTAGCCAAGAAGCTGAAGAGCTTGCAAAATCTTTGGGCATACAATTTAACGAAGCAGGATTACGCGCTAAGGGGTTTGGCGGTTTACTTGAGGAAGTAAAAACAAAAACAGGAGGCAGCACTACCCAGCTCGTTAAGTTGTTTGGCAGCGTAGATGCGCTTAAAGCAATTCTTCCGCTTGTCAATGATGATCTGGTTAAATATAATCAAAACGTTGCCAAGCAAGCCAACGCTAGCGGAGTAGCAGAAAAGGCAACCCAGGAGCTTGGCGGTACGGTGTCAAGTGAAATATCAAAAATGGTCAACCAAATTGGCAATTTAACTAGAGCCCTTGATACAGTGCTGGGCCCGTCATTGGGCGGCATTGTTCGGCTTATTAACTTTGTAATCGCAGAAGCAACAAAAGGCATCCAAGTATTAGGACAATTGTTTTCAATGAGCCCTAACAAAATGATTGCGCAGCAAGCTGTGCAGTCAGGGCAAATAGGAGCCGCACCAAGAACTCTTGCTGGCATTGATGAAACAATTGGCGAAAAGCGCAGAAAGTCATTGCAGCAACAAGCTGGCGCTGGCACTGGCTTTTTGGGACTTGGAATGAATACAGAAAAGTTTATGCAACTGCTAAAGCAGCAGCCTGAATTTAAGTCGCCTGTTGCATCCAAGCCAACACTGCCTGCGCTGCCCAATGCGCTTAATACGCCCTTAGGCGCTACGGTAGGCGGCGGCGGCGGCCGCAGTGCAGGCGGTGGTGGCGCCAGCAAAGCTGCTGACGAAGCCAAGCGGCTGGCGGATGAACTGCAGCGGTCAGTTGAGCGTGGTAATGACCTGTTCCGTCAATTCTCTCGCCAAGCCGTATTACTCGGCACCACATCCGAAATTGAACGCAAGCGACTGCAGATTCAATATGAGTACCAAGACCGTGTGCGCGAGATAAATGAACTTAAAGATGCAGAACAGAAAGTAAACTTGATGGCGGTCAATGATGAAATCAGAAGGCTGCAAACATTAGAGCTGCAAACTGAAGAACTTAAGAAGCAACTGGAAGTCTTTTATGAGCTTGCTGGATTGTCGATGGGTGGGATGCTGCCCGGCGGCGCTGGTGCATTTAGAACAGATGTAAACCTTGATCCAAGTGATCGCGCGCAGCAAAAGATTGATGAGTATAAAGCCAAGCTGGCTGAATTGCAAGATCCAATCAACATGGCGCAACGCGGCGCTCAGGGCATTGGTGATGCTTTTTCATCTTCATTCCAAGGAATCATCACAGGAACACAAAGCGTTCAGGAATCTTTGGCATCGTTCTTCCAAAATATAGCCAAGTCATTCATTGATATGGCAACTGAGATTATTGCTCAAATGGTTGTCATGTATGCTTTCAAGCAGTTGCTTGGGTTGTTTGGCGGCGGCGCAGGCATTGGCCCGGTTGGCAACTTCAGTGGTGCATTTAGCGGCACTGCATCATCGTTCAACCCATCATCGTTTGGGATGGGTTTGATCCCCGGTCGCGCCAACGGTGGTCCGGTATCCAGCGGCCAGATGTACATGGTGGGCGAGCGTGGCCCCGAGCTGTTTGTGCCAGGCCGCAGTGGCACCATCGTCGCTAACGACAAGATGGGCGGCGGCAACACTAACGTGGTCGTCAACGTAGACGCCAAAGGCAGCAGCGTAGAAGGCGACGAGCAAGGCGCTAACCAGCTTGGCCGCGTCATCAGTGCTGCAGTACAGTCAGAGCTAATCAAACAACAACGCCCAGGCGGCATCTTGGCACGCTAATGGCTACCTTCCCCGACTACAAACCCCGCGTCGGCGCCAGCAAGAGCAGTGCGCCTACCGTGCGCTCTACCAAGTTTGGCGACGGCTACGAGCAGCGCGTACGGTTTGGCCTCAACCAAGACCCGAAGGAATGGACGCTTGAGTGGAATGTAACCGAAGAAGTATCTGACGAGATCGAAGCATTCCTCGAAGCCCGCGCTGGTGCCGAATCATTTGACTGGACGCCACCGGATACCAGCACCAGCTACAAGTGGATCTGTAGCGAGTGGCAAAAATCAATCGATGAGCCATTTCGTGCTGTCATTCGCGCTACGTTCAAGCAGGTATTTGAACCCTGATGGCTGTACCATTTTCCGACCTACAGGCCATTGCACCTAGCGCTGTAATCGAGCTGTTTCAGCTTGAGCTAAATGCAACGCAGCACGGTGTAAATGAGACTTATTACTTCCACGCTGGTGTTAATGCTGACGGCAACGGCAATATCATCTGGAATAGCCAGACGTATCTAGCTTTCCCAATCGAGGCAACAGAGTTTGAATACACGGGCACTGGTTCATTGCCACGCCCCAAGTTGCGCGTTAGCAATATCTTTGGCACCATCACGGCACTGATTTTGTCGTTGCCTAATGGTTTAGAAGGCGCCAAGGTGACACGCATCCGCACGTTGGCACGTTACATCGACGGTGCTAACTTCCCTGGTGGCACCAACCCATACGGCACGCCGGACCCGACCGCCGAGTTCCCGCGTGAGATCTATTATGTCGATCGCAAGGGCGGAGAGAATAGAGATCTCATTGAATTTGAACTTGCCGCCGCTTTTGACCTTGTAGGTGTCAGAGCACCCAAGCGGCAATGCGTCAGCAATATATGCCAGTGGATCTATCGTGGCTCCGAATGCGGTTATACAGGCAATGCATATTTCAACTTTAATGATCAGCCAGTTGGATCCATTGGGGACGATGTGTGCGGCAAACGGTTGAACAGTTGCGAACTGCGGTTTGCACAACAGCGGCTTCTTGGCAACGTAACCACCGGCAGCAATATCCTGACGCTTACGCAGGCCACCAATTTTGACGTTGGCACTCCGGTGACGGGATTCGGCTTGCCAAGTGGCACCATCACCACCAATACAAACACCGCGCTAATAACGCTAAGTCAAAACGCCAATGCATCAACAAACCGCAGTACGACGGGCACATTGCAGACCAACTTGAGCCAAATCATCGTGACAGACGCTACCGGTATAGCCCCTGGGATGACAGTAACAGGCACATACCTAGCTGCTAATACTCAAGTGGTTGCAGTCTCTGGCACTACCTTGACCATTTCCCCGCCCGTGCCGGTAACAGAAACAATTCTTACTTTGACTGCTACAAGAACAACCAACCGAGCATTCAACGGAAGCACCGATAGGGCCTATTTTGCCGAAAGCGCCGCAATCTCAGTTGGCTGGTATGCAGCGTCCAGTGTGTTGCCGCTTAGCCGTTTGGCCCAAGTTACAAGCATAGGACAAGGTGTATTTGGTAGCTCGAAAGTTGGCGTGACAAAAAGTAAAGTCGCTATTTTAAGTCAAACTTACGTGTCTGGGTCAAGCAACATTACTTGGAGCTTTTATGTGCCGGGGTCCATTTCATCGGCTACCTACACATTTTCTGCTACTGACCAGAATTACTCATTCAGGGCTAATGCTGCCATTCCATACGGCAGCTATCCCGGTGTTGGTACATTCTTCACATGACTTGGCAAGACGCGGCACTGGAACACGCTAAGGCTGAAGATCCACGCGAGTCTTGCGGGCTGCTCATCGTACGCAAAGGACGCCGCAAATACTGGCCATGTCAAAACCTTGCAACCAGTCCTGATCAGTTCTTTGTGCTCAACCCAGACGACTGGGCCGCAGCAGAAGATGTCGGCGAGATCATCGCAGTGGTGCACAGCCACCCAGTCACTAACCCATTGCCGTCACCAGCAGATCGCGCTGCCTGCGAAACCAGCGGTTTGCCGTGGCATATCGTCAACCCCAAGACCGAGGCATGGGGCGAATGCAAGCCATGCGGCTACAAGGCGCCACTAATTGGCCGTGAGTGGGTGTTTGGTGTGCATGACTGCTGGACACTAGCCCGCGACTGGTACGCCGAGCAGGGAATCATGCTGCGTGATTGGGACCGGTGCGCTAGCCCCGAGCAATTCCAAGCCGAGCCATATTTTGACCGTTGCTGGAAGGAAACCGGCTTCCGCGAGCTAACCGAAGACGAAGGTTTGAAGCCGGGCGATGCCGTACTGATGGCACTCAATAGCACCGGCTTGAATCACGTTGGCGTTTACCTTGGCGAGCAAACCATCCTGCATCACATCCAAGGGCGGCTCAGCAGCCGCGACTTATATGGAAGCTGGCTCCTAAAATGTACTGGAAGGAGGTTGCGTCATGCTGCGTAAGATCAAGCTGTACGGCAAGCTCGCCAAGTTCATCGGCCATCGCGTGCTTGAAGCGGATGTGGCAACTGCAGCCGAAGCGGTGCGGTTTTTGCTGGCCAACTGGCCCGAGCTTGAAGCGCACATGAGCGACCAGTATTACCGCGTAAGTGTCGGCACCTATGACCTCGACCTAGAAGAGCTGCATCACCCTGCAGGGCAAGCGCCCATCAGCTTTGTGCCTGTAGTGGCAGGCGCTGGTGCGGCGGGGCGGATTTTGGCAGGTGTGGCGCTCATAGCACTAGCGTTTATACCCGGCATCGGAACTGCAACTGCAGCGGCTATCGCGGCCGGTGCAAAAGCTGGATTTACGGTTGTTGGCACAGCATTGTTTGGCCTTGGCGCCAGCTTGGTGCTTGGCGGCGTCGCTCAACTCCTAACACCGACACCACGAGTAGCCCAAGGCGCCGACACCCAAGACGACCCACGCAAGAGCTACAGCTTCAGCGGCATCCAAAACACCAGCAGACAAGGCGTACCAGTGCCTATCGTCTATGGCGAAACGATTGTCGGTAGTGTAGTCATCTCCGCTGGCATCGACACCGTACAGGTGGCAGCATGAGCAAACTTATTGCTGGTGCAGGCGGTGGCGGTGGCGGCAAAGGTGGCGGTGGCGGTGGCGCTGCACGCACACCAACAACGGAACGTGACGGCCTCGACTCGCGCCAATATGCTGAACTGATTGATCTAATCAGCGAAGGCGAAATCGCAGGCTTAAAAGATGGCCTAAAAAGCATCTACCTAGACAACACCCCGCTACAAAATACAGACGGCACTTTTAACTTCCAGAACGTAACGGTTTATACGCGGGAAGGAACGCAAAACCAAGACCTGATTCCTTTTGCTAGCGAAATTGAAGATGAGCGCTCAGTCAATGTAACTGTCCGCAATGATGGTCCCGTAACGCGCACCATCACCGATTCACAGACCGATGCAGTACGCATCACCATCACAGTCCCCCGACTGGAACAAATCACCAACGAAGGCGACACCGTAGGGCAAAGTTTTAGCTTACAAATACAAATCCAGTACAACGGCGGTGGCTTTACCACCGTCATCAGTGACACAGTTTCGGGGCGTACCGGCGACCCATATCAAAAGGCATACCTCGTAAATCTGAACGGCGCTTTCCCGGTAGATGTACGCATGGTGCGTACCACTGCAGATAGCGGCGACCTTCGGCTATC